TACCAAGTCTTTCGTTTAGTAACTCTGCTTCTTTAAGTTCAGCGAAGTGATTATCATAGAGGAAATCATATTGAATATGTTCGCTCATAATCTCCCAATCTTCAGGAGTGATGATATTTTTTAAAATTAGTTGCGTTCTCAACATATCATTAAACATATTTGAGAATCTTTTTCTCAAACGTCCAACAAACTTGCTGAATTTAAGTTCGTCTCTGAGAATTTCTGATGAACGACCTAGGTTAAATCCACCCTCACCATCCATTCTTGATGGTGGAACGTTTAGTGAGCGATATAGTTTCTTTTTAAAATATTCAATATCGGTGATTTCTCCAAGATTTTGTCCACCAGGAAGAGTTGTAATTTCTGTACCACGACCACCTTCTCTCCTTGGAAGCCAAAAATCTTCCAACATAGCCATGTATTTTTTATCATCACGAATCTCACCGGTATTTGCATCATAGACAAGTTTATTACGATAACGCATCATAACATCACGGAGATATTGTTCTGCTTTAACTTTAGGTAAATTGCCTACATCAATGTAAAAGATTCTTCTTTCTGGAGCTCTTGATAGTCTGTAGATAACAAGAGAATCCTCAATCATGCGAAGTTGATTAAGTGCCTTAATTGCTTTATGCAAATAAGAAAGAGTTTGTCCTTTATTTCTATCTACTAAACCAGAAGTGCAATATGTAATTGCATCTTTTGCAATTTTTATACCTTGACTTGATCCAGTTTGTCCTGGGTTTGCTGAAGGATAAATCGTTCTAGGATTGTAAATAAAGTATTCTTCAAGTTCTGGAAAATCATAATCCATTGGATTATCTGTAACAATCCTTTGAATACTGATACTCTTATCTTGAGGTTTTTTCTTTTGTTGTCTAACATAACGCATTTTTGCTGCGTCAATATAACGAAGTTCTTGCAATCCTTCTTGAGGATTTTTCATGTCAATTATTTTATGATAGTATAAACGTCCATCAATATACCAATTTCTATAAATTTCATGAGATTTTTTATCAAAATCTAAAAGATCTAAGATATATTTAAATTCTTGTCTGATTTTCTTTTTAATCCCATCACTTGCATTGAGATTAGAAAGTTCTATTGAAACTGGAGTATCATTTGTATCGGATACAATAGCTTCATTTACAATATCTTCAATGGCACTATCCACCTCTGGATGAAGTGCCATTTCTCTGTATCTTTTAATTAATTCAAATTCTGTTCTATATACACCCTCTATATCAACATATGAACCAAAAAATCCACTAGAAGCATAATGGTCAACCCCGTCCTCATTATTAGGAGGAACGGGGGAAACCGCTGTTGGTGATAGTGGCTCAGTGTCCTCTAGCGAGAACCCAAATAATTTTGACATAATTTATTAGTTGATTGATCTTTAGACTATTTATTAACCGTTAGGATTACCAGCCCCAGAATATGTAAACGATTGAACTTGGAATTCTACGGTGAATTCTTCAATCGTATCTGAAGAATCATATGAAAGATCAATTTGAGCAACGTTGGTTGGGAAAATATCAACAAATTCATACTCCTTCAGCACAGCATTTGCTGACCCAGAATTATCTTGGCTGCTTGCAGAAGAACCTCTACCCAACTGATAAACTTTAGCGTTTGTCATATAGGCGCTTGGATCAGTAGCACCTAAGTTTGTTCCTAGGTCTGCAATTAAATTAGACCACTCTTCAAATGCATTTCTGAGAAGGAATCCTTCATCGTTGATAATTGTTACCGTCCAGGTATCAATAGTTCTGTCTCCAGCAACTTTAAAAATTCTTCCTCTAAAAGGAACGTCGATTGATGCTACGTTTTGAGCTGGTAAAGCAGCTGATTTGCACATGAATCTAAAGTTGTCTGCGTCCCAAGCAATTCCTCCTGGTAGAGTAGTTAACTCAACCTCAAACAGGTTGGGGCGGGCACCGCCCCCAACAAGTTGTGATTTAAACTGAGAAATAGTTTTGTTTTCTCTTGTTGTTGCCATTGTTTAAGTCCTCCTTGTGTTATTTAGATCCTAAATTAAACTCTTCCAACTACTTCTTCAAAGCTTACACCTGTGCGTGTAGCAACGAAAGTAAGAGTTACATAGTTAATTGACTTCGCTGGTTTCAGGAAGATATCAGCTCTAAATTCATTGTTATCAATAACATCAGGAGTGTTGTTTGTAGTATCGCAAACAACGAAGAATCCATACAGACCTCTCTTAGCCTGAACATCACGGAGATAAGGTTCAACAATGTTTCTAAAGTTTGCTCTTGTTAACTCATCGTTAAGTTCAAAGAGTTGTGCTTCAGCAGCTTTTTGAAGTGCTTGTTCGATTGTAAGGAATAGACGACGAACGTTAATTCTATCAAATGCTGATGCATATCCAAGAGCAGTTTTGTCACCGAAGAGGAGAGTTCCTAGTCCTGGTTGAGTGATAACAGAATTGATTCTTGCAGGATACAATTTATCTCTTTGTGCCTTACTTGGATTATATGCAAGTTTAATTGCATTATTAATGATTCCACGTTGCTGACCCGCTGGAGAGAACCATGGATATGCAACAACATTTGTTCTAGTCATTAATCCTGCAATATCCGCATTACATGGAATGTAACGGAACTTATTGTTGAAGCGATCATAAGTGTACTTATAACCACTATCAAATACTGCATATGATGAAGATTGTAGTGAACTGAAGAAATCAATTAGGTTGTTTGTTTGAGTTGTTGTATTGGTGATACCGATTAAATCGGATCTATGAGGTCCAATACAAGCGACACAATCTTTTCTTGACTCTGCAAGAGAAATTATATAATTTGCTTTTGCCTGAGAATCTGATTTATTATCAAACCCAGGACCCATAATTAAATAATCAACTGCAGTTTCATCTTTATTTGAGAATAAACCATAAGAGGTAATTAGATTACCTAATGTTGGCTTCATTCCTTTGCTTGCAGAATAGTCAACGCCACCATTAAGAGTGTAAGTTGTATTTCCAATTCCACTGAAGGTTATACCTTGAGCGTTTTGTCCCCAGAGACCGTCTGCAGTCGAAATTGGTTGGAATGATGCAGCCTTTACTCCTGAATAAGTTGTAAATCCTGTTGCAACTGGTTTTGTTCCCCAGTAAGCATCAGTTGCATTTGAAGGATTACCACCTGCATAAACATTTGCTGAAAAATCAGCAAGGTAACCTTCGTACCAGATTTTTTGAGGTGCATTTACATTTGAGATAGCATCAAATGCCTTTGAAATGCTAACATGCTTTTCAAGAATATTACCTCTGATTCCAGTAATTTCTCCTGTGTCATCAACTACAACAACGTGTAGAGCATCATTTTGACCCTGAGCGTCTAGTGAATACTTATTAGTAACTGGTTTTGGTGCAATTTCTTTCCAGTAAACTGTTGAATTAGTAAGACCTAAAGTTTGAGAGTCGTACCAATCAGCAATTGATGCTGGTGTATATGCATTACTTGCAGAAAGACCTGTATTTACACCAACGCTATTCACAAAATATACACCCGATGAAGTTGTATATGAGAAAAGAGAAGATCCTTCAGCATAATCAATCTTAGTTTCGGTTCCTGCAGAGGATACTCTGGAAACGATTTTTACTTCAATGGTGCTAGCAGAAGTTGTTGAATCTGTTGTAACACCAGTAATGATACCCTTTAGATATCCATTGAATATTGAGGTTGTTCCTGTTCCTGGTAGAACAACATTTGAAAGGGACGCTGTAATACCAGCACCAATTGTTGCACCAGCAGTTGCTAAGTTTGTTGTTGTAATACCAAGGATTTGATCTGCTTTATCATCAATCAAACAAACTTTTAAATTATTAGCCCAAGTTCCTGGAGTTTTTGCTGCAAATGTAAAATCTGTTGCTTCTGTATGATTATTGATATAATCATCATAGTTGTCAATATCAAGAATAGTTGTATATGCGATACCAACGCCTGCATTAGCGTTATTAAGAGTAGAACCACCAGTTCTAACTACTTTTAAAACGCCACCATATGAAAGGAATGATGAAGCACTCATCCAGTACTCATATTGTGCGTCAGTTGAAAGAGGCTTACCAAAAACGTTAATTAAATCTTGTTCTGTGGTAATATCAATTGGGTAATCAACAGGTCCGATTGGAAATGGTCCAGCAATCGCACCAATATTATCTAAAACATTCTCAGCTCTTCCTACCGTTAAATCAACCTCTCTGACGAGTACGCCTGGAGATAATTGAGGAGTCGCCATGTTTTTCTCCGTAAAATTCTCAGTTTATCTGAAAATATTTATTATTTACAACTATTTCACGGGGGAAATGTGACGTGAACTACCAATCTGGATATTCCCATTTATCTAGGACTTTAGAAGTCATTCTACTCGTAACTACTCTTTTTACGGTGCAGTCTTTACACTCGTATGAATATGATGAAGATACTGCTCCCCTATTTTTGCGAGTTCTATAGAATCCATCTATAAGATTCTTTATTTCTCCACATACTCTACATTTTCTATCAACTAGTAACAAATGACCCAGGTTTATCTGCTTGTCAATTTCCATTATTGATATTGCCACATATACGACATATCTCCATACTCATCGGTAAACCATCTATCACCTTCAGCATCTGTAAAACTATTATTATCTAGTCCATCAACAATAAATCCAAATGGTGACATATCTTGTTCTATTTGATTTTTCTGTTCTTCATAAAGTCTTTTTCGAATATCTTGGTCCGTGAGCTCTTTAAAATAATCTTGAGCGACTAACCATGCATAGATTACAAGACACATTGCTAAGTCATCATTACATCCTTCTTCTGCTTCAAATGAATTATGTTTTGAAATAAAGGTTGTTAACTCTGAAATTATCTCATAATCTTTAAATAATAATTTATCACTTTCTATCATAGTCTTAAGATTCAAAGACCCAACCTTTTTCACGGTTTTTGACATCTTAACACCAAGTTGTGTTTTCTTTCCACTAAATCCCTGTCCGACAATTTGACCTGCCCTTCCGCGCATGGAACACATCAAAACATTTTGATATTCTAAGTCGTAGTGTAAAAGAGATGCTACTTGATCTCCAATATCATTTACCTCACAAAGAATATATGCACCATTATAATTCTTCGCTACCTCATAAATGATGTTTGGGAATAACATCGGTTTGATTTCATTATTCCTATATTTTGCAACTATCTTGTGTGGAAAAGATGTTATATCGACTACAACAAACGCTGAATAATCTTCACCAACTCCTCTTGCAACATCAACCGTGATTACATAATCATTATTTTCACTTACTTCTTCATAAATATCCAAACCAGCATTTCTTTGAATCGGATTTTCGTAAACAAAATTTTTTAGTTTACTTGGTGCAATTAGTGTGTCAACTGAACCTAAAAATTCACATTCAAACTCAATTTTGAACTGCTGTTCCGAAGTGTTTGCAATAGTTTGTTCTTTCCATACTTCATCCCTACCAGGGACTTCGGACCAATGAACGTCAGTTGGAACATATTCATTTTTACTTTTTTCTGCATCATGCCACATGCGGTAGAAATGATTCATACCGTGTGGTGTAGAAACTATGATGACTTTTGTGTTTTTACCAGAAGTAATAGTAGGATAAACAGATGCAAAGAACGAGTCTGCAATATGGTTTGGAACGAAAGCGAATTCGTCGAGGAAGAGGATATTAAACGACATGCCTCGGACAGCACTTGCAGATGTAGAAGCTGCCAATATCTTACTGCCATTTTCTAACTCAATAGATCCCTTGTTCCATGATATAATGCCCTGCTGCATCCACTTTGGTAGGTTTTCATATGCTGTTGCTAATCTTCCTAATAGTTCTCTTGCAGTAGCTGCTTTGTTTGCAAGAATACCAATATTTACGCTATCATTGAATATTAGATAGTGTAAAAGATACGAAACAACTGTCGTAGACTTACCAGTCTGACGAGGCATCTTACAAATATTGAATCTGTTTTTATGGAAGTTATTAATTAACTTTTCTTGGAAATGGTAAGGGTCAAATTGCGTTAAACCTTCATCAAGACTTACAATCTTAACGTAGTTTTTTGCAAAATAAACTGGATCATCCTGACATTTTACAAACTCAAGAATTTGATCCTGAGTGAACTCAATTGCAGTGTTAGCTTTTTTTAGTAAAGGATTACCAAGATATACATCACTCATAAAAATTACCTCTGCTCAATCCAGTTCAGAACTGCAAGTGCTTTTTTGTTAGTATTAGGACTTGCACAAACAAGAGTGTAAGTATCACTAATTGTTCCAATGCCACTTCTACCTAACTGAAGTGCTGCTCTAACATCAAGATCAACTAACGCACCACTACCATTAATTACAAAACCA